ACACGAAAGGCGTTGGACTAGCGGTCTAGGTCACGTATTCCCGGCGCCGGGTGACGCGAAACACAGGTTCGAATCCTGTACGCCTTTCGTGTGGCAGTCGCATGACCGTAGCCGCATGGCTAGTACCCATGCCCCGATATGCCCGGCACGAGTGTGCCAAGGATCGGGAGAAGTGAAAGTAGCCCGACTGCCGCACCTGAACCCACGCGCTGCGCGTGCAGCACTCCAAAGGCGCAGAGGTCCCTAGGAGATGCGTGCAGCGGCCCCGGTTGGACGCCTGCTAAAGGCCGGGGCGATTGAGCAGGACACCTGACGCACACAGGGCGGCGTCGCCGGACGAGAGTAACCGGCACCGAACAACAACCGCCGGCGGCGCCGGCCAGATAGGAGCAGCAGATGAGCAAGTACGACGAGTTTGACGCGGCGCTTATGAGCGCGATCCAGAACGGCGCCGACACCATGAGCGCCTTGGACAGCAACAAGAAGCTGGTAGCACTAGCCAAGCCCCATTGCAGACCTGACCCTTGGGGGAATCTGACTCCGGTGTTTCGCATCATCGATCGTCGTCTGCAAGCGCTTCGCAAACAGGGCTCTATCGTCTTCCACAACCGCCGCTGGAGCGTGGACGTGGAGCGCGCCCAATGACCGCCGCCCGCATCGCACGCCGCCAGGAGCAGTCCGAGCCAGCACCTCGCCGCGACGTCATCGGATCGCTGCTGTTCTGGAAGTGGGACTTTTTTGAGGCGAACCCGCTGATCTGCTTTGCGGGCTTGGTGATGACGATTGTGCTGTCGTCCGTTCTCGAGCAATTGCCATGATTCGCTATGCGGCATACGCGCTGCTGTTCTTCACCGTCTTCTTCTCATCGGTGGCGATTTTGCAGCAGTTGGATGAGATGAATGAAGTGCTTATTTGGAGCCCACAATAATGGAAGTCATTAACAAAGAAGAAAGCGCCGTCGCCGAATATCGCCCGTTCTACGCGCAGCTGGTCGAACTGGAGCAGAAGAACGCCACGCTGGTGTTCGACTACGAATCCCCGAAGGGAAACAAGGAAGCTCGCAGTCACGTCAATAGCCTGCGACTGACCAAGGGGGCACTGGAGCGCACCCGCAAGGCCGCGAAGGAAGAATCGCTGCGCATCGGCCGTGCCATCGATGCCGAGGCGAAGGAAATCAACGCCCGCATCGAAGCGATGATCACCGTGCACCAGACGGCAATCGACGCCATTGAGCAGCGCGAGAAGGACCGTGTGGCCGCGCTGGCAACCCGCTTGCACGAGTTGGCGAATACCGGCGCCGCAGCCCACACCGCAACCGAGATGGCCGAAGCAATCGCCGGCCTAGAACCGGTCGTGATCGGTGACGACTGGCAGGAATACAAGCCGCAAGCGCTGGAGGCAAAGGATAACGCCCTGCGTGTCCTGCGCGGCCGTCATGTCGAGCGTGTCGAGCACGAAGCCCGCGAGGCCGAACTCGCCCGCCTGCGCGCCGAAGCCGCCGAACGTGAGCGTGTCGAGCGTGAAGCCGCAATTGCACGCGCCGCCGAGGAGCGCGCCCGCGCAGAAGCCGCGCGCGCCGCACAGGAAGCCGAAGCCCGCGCCGCTGCCGAGCGTGAAGCCGCCGCGCGCCGTGAACTGGAACTGAAGCTGCAGGCTGAGCAGGCGGAGCGCCGCCGTATCGAGGCCGAGCAGCGCGCAGAACAGGAGCGGATCGAAGCCGCCGCTCGTGCGCAGCGCCAGGAACAAGAAGCCAAGGAGCGCGCCGAGCGTCAGGCTAAGGAAGCTGCCGCCGCCGCTGAACGCCAGGCCGCTGAAGCCGTACGCCGCGAGCAGGAACGCGTCGCAGCCCAGCAAGCCGCCGAAGCTGCCGAACAGGCCCGCCGCGAGCGCGACAAGAAGCACAAGGCCGCAATCAACCGTGCTGCCTTGAATGCACTGGTCGCTGGCGGCATGACGGAAGAATCGGCCAAGGTCGCCGTGACCCTGATCGCGTCCGGCAAGGTTCCGGCAGTATCGATTGCATACTAATCGGAGGGTCAAATGAGCAATGCTCTCGCCATCGTCACCGGCGCCATCCAGGAAGCGCGCGACGACTTCTCGCGTGTCCTGGTCGACCGCAGTATCAGCTTTGAGCGCGAATCCGGCTTCGCGATCCAGCAACTGCAGAAGAACGAATTTACGCTGAAGGTGGCGATGCAGAATCGCCAGTCGGTGATCAATGCCGTGACGAACATCGCCGCGATCGGCATCAGCCTGAACCCGGCGCGCAAGCAAGCGTACCTGATCCCTCGCAAGGTCAACGGGCAGATGGAAATTTGCCTTGACCTGAGCTACATAGGTCTGCTGGACCTCGCAGTAGCGTCCGGGTCGATATTGTGGGGCCAGGCTGAGATCGTTCGCGAGAATGATGGCTTCACGTTGAACGGCTTCGACAAGGCGCCGACGCACGTGTTCAACCCATTCGGCAAGGACCGCGGCGATATCGTCGGCGCCTATGTGGTCGTCAAGACGCACAGCGGCGACTACCTGACAACCGCAATGTCGATCGAAGACGTGCACAACATCCGCGATCGCTCCGAAGCGTGGAAAGCCTACCTGCAGAAGAAGGTAAGCACCTGCCCTTGGTTGACGGACGAAGGAGAAATGATCAAGAAGACCGTCATCAAGCGTGCTTACAAACTGTGGCCGAAAACGGAGCGTCTTGACGACGCGATGACGCACCTGAACCAGACGAACGAAGAAGGCCTCGCGCAAGACCGGCCTGACGACTGGATCGACGTCGCCCCGATGATTGCCGAAGCGCTGCGCACGAAGACTGACGCCGACGCGCTGAACTACTGGAAGGCCCACAACGGCCAACTTGCGAACCAGCCGGCCGACCACAAGAAGCTCAAGGAAGCGATCACAGCGCACCGACTGAAGCTGCGCCAGGCCGCCGAGGAAGCGAACACGATCGACGTGCAGGCTACCGAGGCACCGGCCGCGAGCGCCGAAGACATCGATTACCAACGTACCGCAGGAGAAGCAGCATGAACTTCGTCGAATGCAACCAAGGCACCGAGGCCTGGCATGCAGCCCGCTGCGGAAAAATCACAGCCTCGTGTTTCGCGGACGCCATCAGCCGCTGCCAGAAGAAGTCTGGGTCGCGCAATGTCGGCGATCCGACGGCGGTAGCAGAACGCTACGCGGCAGACCTCGCGATCGAGCGCATCAGCGGTAAGCCACACGGCGAGCCGCCCAAGGCATGGGTTCTGGAGCGCGGCCACGAGATGGAGGCGGCTGCGCGCCGCATCTACGAAGGCCGTACGGGCGCCTTCGTGACCGAGGCGGGCATCTGCCTGACTGACGATGGAATTTTCGGCTACTCGTCCGACGGGCTCTGTGACGATGACGGCCTCATTGAGATCAAGGCACCGATCGATAGCACGAAGATCCTGGCCATGTGGGCAACTGGAGACACGTCCGAGTACGACCATCAGCTTCATGGCGGCATGTGGATCACTGGCCGCAAGTGGACGGATTTCATCATGTACGTACCTGACCTCGCCGCCGTCGGCAAAGACCTGTACGTGAAGCGCGTGTTTCGTGATGACGCCTTCATCGACGCCATGGTCGAGCGCCTTGCGTGGTTCGACCGGCTCGTGCAATCCAACGTGGCAATCCTGCGCAGCGCAGAGGCGTCAATCTGCCTGGGAGAGGCAGCATGACCCTCGAACACGCTAACGAACTGGTAGCCCAATTCCTGCACAACGCTGGCGCCACCGAGTATCCGCATCTGGTCGACGCGGCCGACCTGTTCGACGAAGGCCCGACCGATATCCAGATGCTCGATGCTCTGGTCGAGGCGTTCGATTTGACAGCAGTCGAGATTATCGAGCGCCTGGTGTGCATGGACTTTGCCGCGCTGCGCCGGGAAGTGATGGCATGACCGCCAAGCGCCCCTTTTTTCTGGTTCATGACCAAGCCCGCAACAACGCCGCGCGCTTCTGCATGGAGGCGCCGGCCGGCTGGATGGTTGTGTTCTCCGAGCCTGTCAAGAAGCGCATTCAGGAAGAGAAGTATCACGCCATGATCGGCGACATCGCGCGACAGGTCGAGCACATCGGCCGCAAGTGGGACGCCGACGATATGAAGCGCCTGCTGATCGACGAGTTCGCCGACGAAATGCGACTGGCCGGCACGCCGCTGCATCACGACGGGCGCGTGGTCCCGAGCTTCGACGGGCGCCGCATCGTCCAACTTGGCATCCAGTCCCGCGACTTCTATGTGAAGGAAGCCGCGGCGTTCATCGAGTTCCTGTACGCATTCGGCGCCGCGCGCGATGTGAAGTGGAGCGAGCCAGCATATGACGCAACCAACACGAAAGAGACAGCATGAGCAACCAAGAATTCGAAACCACGTGCACCGCCCTTTCGAGCGCGTTTGCAGAAGCAGGCGCGAAGCTGCTGGACTATCAGCCCCTCGTCAGCACCGCTGTTGCTGATATCCCGGGAACGTCGCCTCAGAAATACGCTGTCGCCGGTACGCTGAAAGGCATTCTGTCGATGGCCGGCAAGATGATGGGCGAGGATGGCGCAGAGCAGACGACCGGCGATATGACGGATGAGCAGATCAAGAAAGTCGCCAACGAAGCAGTCAAGTCGGGCACTCTTAGCTGGACAGGCTTCGAGGAGGACGAGCACGGCTTCTACACCGTACCGTCGCTGTCTCCCTACCATTACCAATTCGCCCGCGCCATCGCCCGCGCTGCGATTGCCACGCATCTGGCACGCCAACCGAAAGCAGAGCAGTACAACGAAGGCCCTCGCTTGGCAAACGCGATCGCGGCCATTGATCGGGGCGAGGATGACGAGGGCCCCGAAACGCCGGGCATCTACACCCGTGAGGAAGTGCTCGACATGTTGAAGTACGAGATCATCACCGACAGCGGCGCACGCACTCTCTTGAACGGCGACGGCATGGAGTTCAACCTGACCGAACTCGCATTGGTCGCAAATCGCGCCGCCCACCTGGCAAGACAGGCGCAGGCCGAGCCGCCATCCGCGCGAGAAATGGCGATCGCTCAGGCTGTGCGCCGTGCGTGCGTCGAATGCTACAGCCCTGACGATTTAGCGGCTGATTGGAGCGAGAAGATGGGCGACCTGAACCTGTCCGACATCATCAAATCGGTAGCTCCTGCCGGCGCACAGAACGCGACCGCCAAGCAGACCGCCAACGTGATCCTGCACTTGATTGGCAACTGCGTGATGGATTGGAAGGCTGGCCCTACCGGCGATCCGGAAGAGGACGCATTTCACAGCGACGACGAAGAACGTGCAACGCTCGTCCGACTTGTAAATCAAGCGCTGGCGGCCGGCGCACAGAACGCCGAGGCAATCCGCAATCAGGCGGCTGACACGCTTTCTGCCTGCCGTGGTTACGTGCAATACCGTCTCGATGAGGGAACGCGCACCCGTGACCCGATTGTCATCGAAGTGGCCGAAGGCGTGATTGAGCTCATCGAACAATCGATCCGCGCTCTCCAGACTGGATCAGCTAACACCCTGGAAGGGGATGCCAGCGCAGAGAGGAGCGGCGATCATGCATAGCTGCACCGACACGCAAGCGGTTTGCCGTGGTTGCGGCAAGCACTTGGGCGGAAGCCCGTACTGGAAGGGCGGCAAAGCTTTCGTGATGAACGACAAGGGCAGCTACCGTCACGCCGCGAGAGCGAACTACTACGGCGGCTGGGTGTGCTCCCGCGCCTGCGATTACCGCGCTTCGCTGGAACTGGAGCAGAGCATGCCGGGCCACGGCCATACGCAGCGTCAACCCGGCCGCGAGGCGATGGCACGCATCAATAGCAATTGGCCTGATCAATGAGGATGACCATGACCGACAAGACCAACACCGCAGGAGTCGACCTGGACAAGCTGGAAGCGCTGGCGCACGACTTACGGAACCTCCGCGCACTGCACCCAAACGACTTGCGAATGGTTGGACAACTCGCAAGCGGCGCCCTCCAGCTTATCGATCTCGCCCGCCGCGCAGAGCCGAGCGTTGCGGCAGGGGATGTGCGTGCGCTGAACCTGCTGGAAAGCTGCGCGAACTGGTTACGTACCCGCACCGACACCGTGTGGGCGGAGCAATTCGGTCATTCCAACATCATGAAGCACTATGCCGACGGTTTGACCGAACTCCGCGCCGCCCTCGCATCGCCCGCAGTCAGCCAGCCGCGCGCTACCGAGCAGGCGGAAGAACGGAGCGTGGGAGGACGTGCGAAATGAAGGCGCCGAAGGTTTACCGTGATGCGGTCAAATGCCCGAAAGGTCACCACGTTGAGATTGTTCGCCGCGTCAGCACTGCCGGGAAGATGGCACAGACGGTCTGCCCGGTTTGCCGCCATCCATTCAGGATTAAGGCAGGCCCGGTCCCGGTTGCCAGTGCGCGGCCCCCGCTTACCCAAGAGCAGTTAAAGAAATCGCTTCGCTACGAGCCTGAAACGGGCCTGTTCTATTCGCGGATTACGAATAAGAGCGACCCATTTACCGCCAAAAACAATTGGGGCTACATCCTGATCAAGACCCACGGCAGAACGTACAGAGCACATCGCTTAGCCTGGCTTTACGTCTATGGCGAGTTTCCTGAATTGCAGATCGATCACATCAATGGAGTCCCGGACGACAACCGCATCGAGAACCTTCGCATTGCGACCTTAGCGGAAAATATGCGGAACCTAAGGAAGAAAAGGACCGGAGCCACTTCTCAGTTCAAAGGTGTAAGTCGCAGAAAAGGCAGTGAAAAATGGCAGGCCGCAATTCGGGTGCCGGGTCGAAAGCATCAAAAGCATCTAGGCAATTTCGACTGCGAGCACGAAGCCGCGCACGCCTACAACAAGGCTGCAATCGAACATTTTGGCGAGTTCGCCGTACTTAATCCAGTTGGATACGACTATGAACCAGCATAAAGAAAATGCCCACCAAGCCGCGCCCGAGGCACCTGCCGGGCCGGTAATCGCGTGGTACGCGGACGTTCGATACGATCTGAATGCGGACAAGCAGGGTGACTGGCCGACCGACTATCGCACTAAACGCAAGGTCGTGCTTGGCGCCGAGCCGCCGCGTACCGCCGACAACTGGAAAGCGCTGGTCGACGTCGCATACGCACCGGACACACAGCAGGCAGTCAGCCAAATGGACGTGGCGGCTGTCGATGCTCGCGATTGGGTCGAGGACGCCCCGCACGAGAACGGCAACTATCAGTGCCTGTGCTCGACCTGCGGCTACACCTTCATCGGGCACAAGCGCCGCGTGACGTGCAAGGCTTGTGCGGCCACCACGGTAAGCGCGAGCACGAGGAAGTGCGCAGCATGCGGCGGGAGAGGCTACCTCCTGCCGCTTGGGACCGAAGCCGTCGATCCATGCCACACGTGCGATAGCACAGGCCGCGCCCAAGCACCCAGCCGGGAAGCTGCGCCGCTGGACCTGCGCGAAGCATTGGGGATGTGCATCAAGGCGCTGGAGCATGCTGGCATCGGGAAAGCGACGCGTGAAGCGGCATTGGATGCCGCCCGCGCAGCCCTCGCCCAGCAGGGAGCGTCACATGCAGCGAGTGCTGGCGATGAAACCGAGCGGGACGAGACTCCACAATTGCTGACGGTCGCCAAAGCTATTTGCGAGCGCTGGGACGCGACTGTTCCAGAGTCGGAAGTAAGCGACGAACACAAGCAGCTTCGCGCAGCCCTCGCCTCCAGCGCGGCACAGGAGGCGAAATGATTTCGCCGCTCGAATGGCTGCTGACAGCAAACAAGCGCCGCCCGAAGCTTCCGCACACGACCAAATGGTTCAGCGGCCTGACGTCACCCGCGCTCCCCGGATGGTACGAGCGCCATTTTATCGACTCGCCCAGCATTGGAGACGCAACCATGCAGTGGTGGGACGGCGAATTCTGGCGCGCAAATCCTGAATGGGCAATGCACTGGCGACAGGTCGGCGACTATCCGTGCTGGCGCGGCCTTTCCGAAGACCCGAGCGCGGCCAAGGCGGCATCTCAAGACACGAAAGGACCGCAATGAGCACTAATACCAACAGCACCGCTCCTGCCGCCACTATGGGGGAAGAACTGCCGGCGCCTAAGTACCCGCAACTGAACGTGCTGATCGAAGGCATGCGGTCCGAGCAATGCGGCTACACCGCCGAGCAGGTGGCGGGCATTGTCGCCCCGTATGCCGAGCGTATCCGCCAACTCGAAGCAGTCGTGCGCGGCGGCGTTGATGACCTGCTGCGCCTGCATTCCGCCTGCGGATTCCCGGAAGACGACGTGATCGACGCAGACAAAATGATCGAGCGTATCCGCCAGCTTGAGCGCGAGATGGCAGAACGGAAGACGGTGAGCGTCGACACGCCCGAGTTCCATGAACTGCTTGGAAAATTTCGCTCATGCGGAATCATGAGCACTGAGGACATGGCGAACGAAATCATCGCCTACATCGACGGTCGCACTGCTGGGGCAGCAGAGGCATGGATCGACGTGAAAGACGAGTTGCCGCAGCCAGGAGAGCGCGTGCTGGTCTCGCGTTACGCCGGCAAAGTAGCCAACGATGCACATCCAGGCTATCCCGATAACGCGTGGATTGAGGTGTCGCTGATCCCGGACCGCTTCGCCGGATTTCTGTGCGACCTGACCAGTACCGGCTATGTCACGCACTGGAAACGAGTTGCCGCCCCTACACCTCTGGGGATGGAGGAAGCCAATGGTTGAGTTCTACATCATCAGCGTGAAGCACACGAACCGCGAGCACCAGTACATCACGGTATGGCGCCCAGACGACAAGGGCTATGCCTGGCCGCTGTCGTGGGCAGGCAAGTATTCGGAAGATAGGGTCATGGCTTCACTGGACTACTACCACGATGGCAGTAACGTCGCGGTGCCGTGTCGAGTTCTGGACGAGATAGCCGTTCCGGTCACGCCCGGCACTGTCGACAACGATGCCGGCCCTGTCGTCTTGAACAACAAGGAAAACTGGCATCGGATCGGGCAGCACCTGGCAACCTTTGAGCCAAAGCCGCTTCGCTTTCCACAACCAGAATATAAAGGCGCTCCGCGTCGGAGGAAGGCA